AGGTCTAGATCCAGTGCTTCACCTTTGCAGTGCTGGCTAGTTTTACTTCCTCCTATCTTCTTATTCAATAGAAGAGACCTAAATCCACTATTCACCTTAATAGGTTTCTTTAAATAGGCTCTAATAGGCTCAAAACAATTAACACAAACTAGCTTAGCTCTCTCTATTTGCTCTAAGCTCATCTCATTTGAGATGCCATGCTTCACTGCTGTAGGAGAATATTCAAATTCTGCCCTTGTTACGTGAGGAGATAAATTCATTTTTTCTTACGAATATATGATTTTTTCTTCAATGAATCCACATCATGCTTCATCTTCTCTAGAGCTACCTCATTTTCATGCTTAAGATCTTCCAGATACTGCTCTGCTTTTATGTGTACTGCATCTATCTTAGGTTTCTCATATTTAATCTCCTTCCTGGGAGTTAATAGTATAGCACAGGCTGCTATTACGCTAGTGATTATGTAGAATTTATTTTCCATCTATCTTATCATGTATCTCCTTCTGGAATACTATATCCTGTAGGAGCTTTTTATCTGCTTTCCTTTCTGCATCACAGTCCTCTATTCTCTTCTGCTGGATAAGTATCTCCTCTTCCTTACTACTTATGATCACTCTACCTAGATAAACTAGAGCTGTGATAGCTAAAAATAGAATATAGGAGAAAGGAGATCTCCAGAAGGTCTTAAAGTTTAGCTTGAAAATAGGCTCTTGCATACGTAATAATATGCTAGTTTGTTCTATCCTACATTGAAGATGGTAAAATTAACAGATGGAGAGGCTGGTCTTGTAGGATTAGAACCAGCAGCTGTAGTCAATAACTTCATTCCTGTAGCTTGTGACCACCAATAAAACTTTAAAACTTGACCACTTGTCAATGCAATTGTGTCTGTGATATTGGCTAGAGTTTGGTCATTCTGTGCTCCTGTTGTTGTAAATGTAAATGCTGAATTTTGCACAATTACATCATCTACTGTAAACCATACTGTGACATTATAATTTGAAGCACCTCCTGTAAAAGCAAGTTGCATTAATAAGTTTATAAAATAAACCCCATTATTTAATACTGTGATTGAATTATTACTTAATGTAAATCCATTTGCTTGTTGTGTGTTGTTTATTCTCACTTGATTAGCTGTTGTTGCTCCTCCATTATTCTGAGTAGTTGTATCGAAAAATGTACCCGAATAAAGGACAAATGGATTATTGATGTTTATCGTAGTTGTTGCCATTATAGATTGATATTTATAGTGTTATTTGTTTCTGTAGATTGCGTGAATGTATCCTCTAGCACTCCATTAACGTATACTTCAAATGTAGTGAATAGATCTCCACATCCAGAAGGTGAAGGAATGCCATTCTCAAAATCATAATTATCATAAGGAATGTCGCACCAGTCTGATTCATTGAAGATGTCGCACTGGATAGCCATGGTCCAGCCTGCTACTACATCATGTCCCTGCTCTATGAAGGGATCAGTTGCTAGATTGACTGCCAGATCCATGAATTCAGTGAATCTATACTGCCTCATTGTGACATTTATATCATTCAATATTGATAAGCAGTCCGAATGCACCTCATTAATCTGCCTGTATTCCTGCTTATTATATTTGTCGCAGATAGTGATCACTGCATTCACAGTTACTGACTGCTCATTAATGCTGCCAGGCTGAAGAGTAACTACCATAAGAGGATACTGCACAGCATCTCTAGAGATTGCATCATAGAAATCTCCCTGGAAAAAACTACCGTTTATTTGCCTGTGCTGTACTGCTATCTCTTCTAGCTCCCTCATGAGCTGGTTTAGAGTCCTTTCCATTCGCTAAATATTTTTTAAGTTTCTCCAGTTGTTTCTGGCTCACTTTGAATTTTACACTATCCATCCGTTTGGAGTATATCCTGTTCTGTCTCTCTTTACATTCTCATTGCAGCTAGTGCTGTTCGTATCAATATACTCTGGAAAGTCCTGCCCATTATCATCCTTAAGGAATCCTATCAGCCTCTGCTTATAGAATTGAGCATCCTTTTTGAGATGATCTCTGAGCACATTAGTCTCTGCATCAGTATTCGCTGTAAGATACTCATCCTGCCCTCTTCCTACTGCTTTATTCGTTAGCTTCTCATTGAGTAGCACAGCACATCTGTAGTCTACATAAGCTACCAGGCAAGGCACTACATAATCATTCATTAGAGTTACATAGTTAGGATCTGTCCAGTTGTTATTCTGCACCCTTAATAAAAGAGCTTTGTACAAAGGAGTACCTAGAGCAGGCTGAATGCTCATGTCCTGAGTTCTTTTTATAGCTACTGCTAGCAGTTTAGTATCTGTATTAGAATGTATTAATCCTAATTTTTTTAAGTTTTCGACTGATATTAGATAATTCATCCTCTCTTAATTACTAGTTGCTGATTCCATAAATGTCTGCACCATGGAGTACTTCTTCCTGTATCTGGATTCGTGTACCATCCTCCTCTATATTTCCATACATCTCTATCTACTCTCTGAGATATTCTCTCTATCTCTTCTCTGGTATATAGCCTATTCAAGTTAATTAACCTAGTACAGAATTCTCTGCTCTGAGTTTTCACTGGAGGAACGTCTATGCGGACCTCATATGAATATCTCACCTCATACTGAGCTATAGGAGCTTCAATCTCCTGGAGCACGCTCTCTCCTAAGCTGGTGACATTCCCCTTCTGATAGACCTCTAAAGTACTAAGCTCATCTATTATTTTAGCTATCTCTCCTAGAGTTCTATTATTTGCCTGTGCTATAGCTGTAGCATCCTCTCCATCATTTAACATCTGGAGCACATTCTTCTCTAGATCTCCTAGTCCTATGACTATCTCTCCTACAGTTGCAAATAACATAGGCTCATTTGAGAATATCTGCTCTGAAGGAGTATCCCATTCAATAGGAGTAGACTTAATTATCTTATAATTATCCTTATCATCTCCATACTCAGAGAATACCTGGAGCTCATCTATGCTGAATGAATGATCATGAGAGCAGGCTGATAGCATCTGAGAAGGTAAGCCTACTATTTTTCTAGCTTGTGCTTCATCTATTGTAGGGAATGATGCCATAATGATCTGAAGAGCACTGTCTGGAGTAAGAATTCCAGCCTTAATATTAGCCACTACCTCCACAAGTGATGCTATTTGTGCTCCATTTAATGCACTCTTAGCCACATCTACCTGAGTTTCATTCGCTGGAATATCTCCTGCTGGAGCTGTAGCCTGAGCTGCTGGAGCATCTGCACTACTCAAAGGAGATACATCCACCAGCTTCAAGGTTGCCATAGCTCCTGAGAGCTTAGCCATGTAATTAATTAGCCATTCAATCTGCTTCTGTCTAGCATTAACATAAGTGAGCTTAAAAATCTCGAATAGATCTGCACTCTCAGCAGCGTTAAATGATCCCTGTGGAGCTATCCCAAATAATGAAGGAGCTACTACTGAATGAGCTACTAATATATTCTGCTGCACTGATTTCTCAGTCATTTGATATCTCTCATCTAGATCATTTCCTGTGAGGCTTAATACTGAAGGAGCATCCTGTGATCCATTAGAGAAAGTGATAATAATCTCTCCTGCATCCTCTACAGATTGTGTCCTACCTTTAATCTGCTCTTTGATTTTTCTCTCTTCCTCTGCTGTCTCAGGCTCTCCACTGGCTAGGTTTATTAATGTGCCAGCCTTAAATCCGTTCTGTATTTCATACATATGGAATTTAGAGATGTCTACATCTGTCTGAATAGCTGTGATTCCTCCTACATATGGAGGCTTTGGATATATTCCTAGCTCATCCTTAGCCTGCTTTGCTGGCTCTTTGTAGTAAAGGAAGAATGATCCTTCTGGATTTCTCTCATCCAGTGCTGTTAAGCTTCTGAAATTAGTATCCTCAGGAGTCTGTCTCATAGCACTCCAGTTGTCTGAGATAAATAATGTTCTTTCATCCTCAGAAAGTCTACACATATCTATAGGAAGATACTCCCATTTAACCACAGCAGTCCCTTCTCTATTCCATGTACCTTTTACAGCCATACCTCCAAAGAGCTCAAAGTCAAAAGTAAGCCTCTGAGATATCTCATTCATATCGAAATCACTGAAAGGATTCGCCAGGAATCTAGTAGCATCTCCAGAAGTCACCTCTAAGCCATTGCCAGCTATATAGAAAGTCTTATTCTTTAAGATACCCTGATGCCAGGCACTCCCCTGGAGGAGCTCTATGAGGAAAAATGGATAATCATTCTTTAATCCCCACTTTATAAAGCCTCTCTGCTTATCCTTCTGCTCCACAGGCTTTACATACTGCTTTGACATGGATAGAGATATCATTTTATTACTCATATATATATGATGTTGGTAGTGTTGTATATTCATTCGCTGGAGAATCTGTCTCATATACATGAGCACGGCCCTCCTCCACTAGGCCCTGTGACAAAGCAGGATCTAAATTAACTGCTGAGGTTTGCTGGTAGATCTTATATGTGTAGAATCCAGCATATGGGAATGTCACATCTACTCCATCTATGATAGTGAATTCATCATATCTAGGAATCCCAGTGCTAATATTTGTGAGAATACAGAATACTTCATCACCACTCTGCTCTTCAATAAACTGGAAGAGATAATTAGGAGCTGTGATCGTCGTTAGTTCCGTTACTGTCACTATCAGTGAGCTTGTCTGATTTCTTTCTATCCTTAACATTCTTTGTTAATAATGGAGTATCTATTTCAAATATATTCAATAGGCCCAGCTTAAGGTATCTCTCCTCCTGTCCTTCCTCTATGGTATACCATTTATTGAGGATTCCTCCTCTTATTTTCTTACCAATTAAGTCTTTTTTTATCTTCATGGCTCTAATTTACAAAAAAAAAGGAAGGGAATACTCCCTCCCTCTATATATACTAGGTACAGAAATTTAAACCGCAGGAGATTGCTGGCCTAATAATGTAGTGATGATAGCATCATCCACATCAGGTACTTCATTATTCTCCATTCCATTCAATACAATTACGTGCCCTTGTCGGTCAGACTTAAGGACTCCTGAAGTATATTCATTCGCATCAGCTACCTGTAGGCCTTCCTCTACTCCTAAAGCTACCCAAGTACCATTAGCTTTCTCTACTAAGCACATAACTTCGTTTTGAGCTAGCAAATGGATCTCAGATCTTAGCTCTTTAGTATCAGAAGCAAGTATCATAGATAAGCTTTGATTATACCACAAAGTTCCATTATCTTTGTTCACTTGCACTGGAGCAGTATAGCTGGATAAATTTGATTTTAATTTGTACAAAAACACCTCTCCTGATACTGTCATACTAGTGATTTCATTAGTAGTCAATACGATTCCAGAGGCATTCGCTACAGGGAATAAAATAACTGACTTAATACCTCCCTTTCCGTTGGTACAGGTCCTGTCATTATATCCTGTGGTCATATTACACGCCATGTTATTTTATTTTTTAATGTTATAAATTAGGGAGGAGTTACCCCCTCCCATTGATTATCTTAGTTTGGAGATCCAGTTCCGTTCCATACTCCGATCTGATCCAAGAAAGG